ATCCGCCGCTGTCTGTGATCGCTCCACTTGAGACAATCAGGTTATTCGGCACCAACTGACCCACCGAGAAGCTGATTGTCGGTGTGCCGATGGTCAGATTGCCGGTGAATGTGACCGTGCCAGCGCCTGCAATGCGGTAGAAGTAGCCGAACTGGCCATCGACCAATACCGCATAGCCCCCCAATCCCGTGAGGGGAAACAGCACGCCGTTATCACGGATCACCACCCGACCGCTCGCGGTGAGTAGTGTTCCGACCTGGGCAATGGAGAACTGCGCGATCTGGTTCTGCGTGGCCGACGAGGTGACGGTCGCCAGATATACCGTGCTCCCGACCACGAATAGGGCCGTGAGGTTGCCGGGGAGCACCCAGGCGCCTCGTACGGCTCCGGGGATGGTGCTGATGATCGGGTTCAGACCGGGCGCGCCCAGGAGCGCAATAGGCATCTTGGCCTTCGGGTTGCGATCCACCTCGATGAACCAGTTGATGCAGCGCTCCGCATCCTGGAGCAGCATCGGCGCCTCGTAGGCAGCACCAACAAACCCGATGTCTGAGCCGTCAAACATCAGTTGAACCCGCCGTGAACGATCCAGCCCGCGTCAGTCTGCTGGCTGCGAACGATCTCGCTGTCATAGCGCAAGGTCACGACCGGTGACGTATTCAGCCGCTTGATGAAGGCGCGCGCCTCACTCGCTTGGCGCTTGAGCTCCTGGCTCGGCGACTTACCCCACGACGGGCACAGCTCGAGCGCCATGATCTTTTTCATGGCCCGCGTGTATCCCTGTGGCAGGTTCACGTTGGTCGTGAGCAGCGGGAACTCGGACAGGATCAGGTCCGTGAACAGGTGCACTTCACCTGCGATGTTCGGATTCGGATACGCCCAGATCGTGCCCAACGGGAAAGTCGGCTGGTAGGCAATGAGCAGCGGCCAGGGACCGGGGTTGAACTTCAACCCGAACTCGTTGTAGCGCTCCATGCTCATGGTGCACTCGAACCAGTAGTCCAGGTTGTTGTTGCCCGAGGCAGACAAACGCGTGTAGCCGGAGTTTATCCGCAAGGGACGCGGGATCTTGATCATCCCGGGCGTGGTGAACGTGAACTGCTCCGCCGGAGTGACCGTGAAGAGCGCATTCGCACTCATGGTCACGGTCTGAGCGACCGCATTGAACGACAGAACCGTGGTCCCCGCCGGCACCGCACCGTTCATGTCGGTCAGATCGCCGTTTGCGATCAGTGCGGTGGGGACCGTCACCCCTGAAATCGTAGGACTCCCACCCACCAGCGTCCCGTTGAAGGTGCCACCCACCGGATTGCCCACGGTGTACTTGAACGTTCCCGGCACCCACGGGAAGATGTTCTCCACCGTCGTGTAGATGAACCCCTCATCGGTCGAGAGCGAGTCGACGAGGTCATTCAGCTTGCGCAACGCCACCGCGGCATTGTTCGCCGGCAACGGCTGACCGGGGGCCAGCGCATTGATGTCGATCAGCGCATCGACCAGGATTTCAGAGGCCGTGGTCAAAGACCTTCACCGCGCGTGAATACAACGGTAGTTCCGCCCGTGGACGCCGCACCCAGAATGACGGAAGCGCCTGATACTTCCTTGTCCACGGTGAATACGCGCGCCACGCCCGGGGCTATCGGTAGTCCAGCCGCCACTGTGGCCGCCGTGATGTTCCCGAATACACCAAAGTTGATGTACGCCCACGAGGTCGTGGTGTTGGAGACCAGCATTTGCTGCTTGTAGTTTGCCGATCCGCCGGTCACGCCTGCGAAAACCGGTGTCGCGACCGCCGTAATGAGCGGCGTGACGGTCGTACTCGGCAACAACGTGCCCACGGCGTTACCCGCATTGGGCAGATATTGAGGCTCGAAGGCACGTGTTTCCATGTCAGTAGATCCCGTTGGGCAGGCTTGCGAGCCCGTTCAGGGAATAGTTCTCCGGGCGCAGAACTCCCAGAATGAACGTCTGCGCGGCGGCCCCTGAGATGGTGGCGCCTTCAGTGCTCCAATTGATCGTGAGCGTGTTGACTGCCGACGCGAACATATTGGTGACCGAAAGCAGAGTTGACGTGGAACTTGTCATGTTCCACGAGACGAGATCCCCGACATTGAGTCCGGGAATCGTGACTGTCTGAGGCGTAATGACAGCCGTGGTGACCGTCGCGGGAGGCGTCACAGTCAGTTGAATGGCCTGCTCGAAAATCGAGTTACCACGTTGAATGGTTGAACTGCCGGGCATCGAAGTCTCCTAAAAGGGGCGCCCTTTCGAGCGCCCCGAGTGAGTTACGACAGGTCGTAGCCGTACACGTAGACATCCAACGTCGCCGCGGCACCCTGAGCGGTACCCACGTTGACGTAGAGCGTCTGCGCGGTCTGTACCGCCGTGGCCGCTACCGTGGCCTGAATGACGACCGTGGGGCCGGTATTCGTAGCCAGTGCAGCGTTGGCCTTGATGGCTGTTCCGCCCGCAGCGGGAGCCGTGAACACGCCTGCGGCCGCAGCCGTGAGACTGATGGACGCATTCGTGAGCACGATCTGAAACACGGAATAGCTGTTGGCGTTGATGACCGGCATGGCCGTATCGCCCAAGGCGTTGACGTTCGCGCCCTTTGCGATAGCCAGAAGCCGAAACGCATTCGCACCCTGCACGACAGGGTTGCTCAGCGTGTTGCACGGTGACATGACCGCATCGGTGTTGGGCGACGAGGTGACCGCCGGACCGGGATTGACTGAAGGCATGTGAGTTCTCCTTAGCCTGCGGCCCGAATGCCCAGCGTCCGATACAGGCTTGCAGGCCCATACAGAACATCGCAGCGCGTCGGTTCCGAGTCGTTGTTGATGGTGTACTGCGTGACGCAGCGGATGCTCATGCCGACGTCTTCATCGTCGTAAGCACGGGCGGCGAACTCCACTCCGCGGGGCAGCGGCAGATCCGCGAACGCGAGCGCGTAAGCGTACTTGTGGAAGATCAGCCCTTGAGGGGAGTACACGTTGGCATTCGCAGCACCGACACCACCGTTGATGGTGATGGCAGCGGAGGCCGCGGGAGCTGCGGTGACGTTCTGGAACTGACCGCCGTAGATGATGCAGTCGCCGATCACAAGCGTGAGCAGTCCGCCAGCATCCGACGTATACAAGCCCGTGGTCGGGTTGAACGTGCCGTTGGCCAGCGTCGCCGCATTGAGCGGGAGACCAGCCGGAGCAGCCCCGGGAGGCGGGACCGCGAATCCACCCGGGGGCAGCACGACGAACTGACGTGGCGTGCGGCCGTACTGGAGGCGGTTCTGCGGGTTGACGGGGAGGACACCCGCGATCTGGATGGTGTCACCGACCGCGACAACCGCGGTGGAAGCCTGCCAGCCCTTGGTCTGCAAGGTGCCTGACTGCGCCCAGCCGTCCGCGACCAATGCCGTACCTGCCGGTACCGTCGCAATCGCCTGTGCCGTGCCGGTGCCCACCGGTCCCGTGGTGTAGGCGGCGATGTTCTGGTCTTCCCACCAGTCCAGGCCTGCCGTGCGCTTGGCGACGAGGCCTTCCTCGTAGATGTCCGAGACCGTGGCCTGCGGATTGAAGAGTCCTTTGAGGGAATCCGCAATCGAGGACATGGTGATCGGGTCCAGAACGCAGTTCTTCTCGCCCTGCTTCGGACAGGCTTCGGCCGCGAGGATCGCTCGCGCATCCGAGAACTGTTTGTAGCTCGTGGGCTGCACACCGGGCGTACCGACTACAGCGGCGGTGTTGAGGAAGCAGTACTGCGCGGTGTCCGAGTCGATACGGTTTGCGACCGTGGCGACCTGGGGACGCAGAATGCGTTCCTTGAACATGTCCATCGACAGCTCCAGATCCTGCGTCGTGAACTGCACGTCGACGTGGAACTGGTAGTTGAGGCTGACCGGAATGGACGATTCGAACGTGTTTTCAACGTTCAGTGGGGCGCCGAACGTACCCTTGTAGCGGGGCGGGCGGCGGATGTTGCAGGTGGCGCCGATCTTGGCACCCGTCTGGGCAAACTCATCGGAGTATTGCCGCTCGACGCGGTTCGCCAGGACCAGTTCATTCTCAAGGACGACGAGAGCTTCATTCGTGATGTAGCTCATCGTCAACAGTGTTTGTGCGACCAAGTTAGTGACTCCTGAAATAGTGTGTTCAGGAGCCCCTCACCCCATCAGTGGCGCTTGTCCCGGTCCTGTGACCGCCGATAAGCACGCAATTCCTTGTATGACATCTTGGCAGGGTCGGTGTTGACACCGGCTGAGCCTTCGCCATCCAAGGGAGTAATGGGAGCAGGAGCTCCACCGCGCTCGGACCGGGGAGTCACACTATTGGCTGCAGGAGCATTCGCAGCCGCACTCGGTGGCTTGACCAAAGAGTCTTCGAGCCTGCCCATCTCGGCTATGCCTTTGATGGGCGTCATCTTCGCGATCTTCTGAGAGACCTCCGGGTTCTTGGCCAAGTGATAGGCCAGCAACGCCGTATTCTCGCTCTCAAACATGTAATTCAACACGAACTGCGGCGCCGTATCGGCCGCAGTGTTGGCGATGCGACTCAT